ACACTATCAGGCCATTTCACTACGGCTTAATAAGCCAAATGCTGTGCGCGCCGTCGCTGCCGCTAACGGTGCCAACCGGATTGCGATTGTGATCCCCTGTCACAGGATAATTGGAAAAGATGGTGCGATGACAGGTTATGGAGGGGGGATTTCACGCAAAGAATGGCTTATTGAGCATGAGAGAAATAATGTTTAATGGCGTGATGTTTCTGTGTCGCCGGGAAATTTTATGAACTTCGCGGGACAAATTGAGGGCACAAAAAAGCCCGCAGGGCTTGCGCCGTGCGGGCTTTCAGGACTTCATCAGTCGACTCTGGTGATCGCCGATGGAGAATTTTGGTGGGCTGGCGGAGTATGAATTTGTATGCTATATATTTGTTTGTATTGTTTTTTTATTTAAACCGCTTTTATTGATATACCTAAACGTATACCAATAGCGGGATGCAACACGTATTGAACTTTAAAGTAATCATCACTAAATAGGTCGTTTTATAATCAAAAAAACAAATAAAATTCTTTTTTCAATAAGTTGTTCACACTGTTCACTTAGGTTTTTTACTATTTAAAATCAATGAAATAGAAGTTAACTGTATGGTGAAGAGTAAAAAGATAACTCTACATTGTTGCTCCAGCAAAAATAAAACCCGGTATCAGCCGGGTTAGTTGTAAATTATTTGAGTGTTGGCTCATCGCACTTAGGTAGCCAGTCTGCATTACTTTCTTCTTTTAAAGTGAGGTTAGTCTGCATTCCCTGATTAGTTCGCCGCTTCTCATAATGTAGCCCGTACTCCTTCAGCATAACTGGTAACCCTTTGCCAAACATTGTCAGGCTGAGGGTATTTTTATAGCCATTAGCCTCCATGTATACGAGATAAGCATGGTAAAGGTATGTACGTGGCTGGCGCGGGACAATATTGGCGTTCCCCATAAACATGCCGTTGGTGTCGGGTAATGCCTCAAGATAGCCACAAAAATCAAATGCTGGATCAGCATCACGCTTGATGGTGAGAGCCTCATCAGAATTCTGCTGCGACTGAAGCAATGTTCTGGCACTCATCGGATCACTGAAACGCTGCATGAGCTGGCGAACAATCACAGCAAGTTCTTGAGCAATTTTATCTTTTAGCTGCGGATCGCGTTCTTCCGGTGCTATCTGCTCAGGAAAATGCAGAATAACTCTCCGGCGAGACACACCACCACTGCGATCAGTGAAGCGCATAGGATTATTATTTACGGCCAGGATAACCGCCGGAATATGTGTTGAATAAGCATTCTGATATTTGGGGTCCACAGATACTGCATCGCCACCGGTTATAGCCTTAAGCCCGGCGCCATCGCCGCTCCACTTCTCCTGATCAGGCAGGCGAATAAGAGAAAAACCGATCAGAGCCGCACGTTCTCGCGGGGACTCCAGAGTTTCAATTGTCGCTGAGGTGGCGTTATCCTCTCCTGCAAGCATCGTTGCAATTTCAGCAAGGATACTTTTGCCACTTCCGCCAGGGCCAGTCACTTCCAGAAAGAGCTGCCAGTCATAGCGGTTCGCCAGCACCATAAACAGCGCTGCGAGAATAATGTCGCGTTTTGCTGGCTTGCGCCCGGCTGCCCTGTCCAGCCAGCGCCAGAATGCTGGGGCATGAGTTTCAAGCGTTTCCCCATTTACCGGTGGCGTGAAATCAACTTCACACAGGGTACGCAGCCACTTCTCTTTACAGTGCGGACTAAACAGCCCTGTTCGCGTATCGAGGACGCCATTACGAAAACCGATCAGATGACGTGCCGGATTTTGCTGCTGCGGAACAATTAACTTTAATGTTTCCACCAGTGAGGCAATCTTTCCTGAGGAAAACGGTGCACCGAGGCGCTGGAAAAGGGCTGCGACATCTCGGGCAAAATCAGACTGAGAAATCACTTTCCACGCCCCAGACTCATAGCGGGATAAAAGCTGCCCGTTCGGATCAACCGCCAGCGCATCCCTGTAATGCTCCCGAACCCTCTGAGCTTTTTCGCTGACACTCATCGCTGTGAATTCTGCTTCACTCATCGTGTCGAAAGGACTGGCGTTATGTGGCCTCAAAGCCTCAAGAATTGCCTTCCGGGTGGATTCCTCTCCGTAATGGGCAAGCGCATCATTCCAGTCACCAAAAACCGGTGGCAGCACAATGTCACACTGACACGCTTTTGCAGCAGCTTCAGCCTTGTTCTGGCCTGAACCATTCAGATCTCGGTCCGCTGCAATAATTAGCTGATACCCCGGATACTTGTTATGGGCAACGCTGGCCAGAGAAAGAAAGTTGACCGCCGAAAATGCCACCATGACGGCTTCTCCAGTCAGATGATGAATGGTAAGCGCCGTGGCATAGCCTTCCGTAATCCACATCCTTCTTACTGAACTCCCGCCCCCTTCTATCAGATGATAGGCCTCCTTAACCTGACCTCCTTTAAGAAAACACTTGCTACCATTGCCACTGATAAGCTGAATATTCACCAGCTCCCCTTCAGCGTTATAGAGCGGGACGATCAAATCACCGGGGCGGAACATCACCCCACCAGTTTTATGAGCTGAAGTCAGCTCATGGCAAATATGTTCCGGGAAACCTTTATGTGTAAGATAAGTATTTCCGGCAGATTCACGCGAGGCTTGCAGCAGTCGCGCGGCAAGTGCTGCCGCTGCATCTTTCCCGCTATCGGGATCGGCGGTTAACGTCCTGACTTTGGAATTAGCTATAGACAGGCCATGTGTCATTCCATGTATCCTGTCAGCTGCTTCACTGATATCCACATTCAGTGCCCTGGTGACAAGCGCTAAACCATCCCCGGCTCCGCACTGATTGCAGAACCATGTTCCGCGTCCTTCCTGATCGTCGAAGCGAAAACGATCTTTACCGCCACAGACCGGACAAGGCTGATGGCGATTTTTCAATATATTCACGCCCAGCGCTGGCAGAATCTGAGCCCAGTGACCGCGGGCAGCCTTCACGGCCTGACTGACTTTCATTCCTGACATGATGCAGTTCTCCCTCAGTGTAAAACTGGCTTTTTGATGTGACGGACGCATAACTCATCCATTACGGCTATTCCGAGCTGGGAGAGTGCGGGACAGGACATTAGAGGGCCGGATTCCATCAGGTCTGAAAGCAGGGCGCAGGCGATTTCCATGCCTTTTGTTTGCCCGTGCTGTCGCAGATAAAATCCTTCAAGCTCACGGGCAATAGCGGTTTCAATTTCATCCAGAGTCAGCTGCAGGTGGCGGTTTTGCTGATGGCAGGCACTCAGCCATGCGCAGGCTACCGCGCGGCGATACAACGCAACCCGAAGTGAAAGGGAAAGAGTGCGTGATTTCATTCCACCACCTCCATGTTCATCAGGTCATCCTGGCAACGCTGTACCACGCCATCAAGCTGCTCTGTCATCAGATAAATCAGGGAAACCAGTTGCTCACATTGAGCACCGGCAGGTTTTTCGTAGCAATCCTGAAGAACAGCCATTCCGGTGACAAACTCCCCCACGTTACGAAGATGCTTCAGGCGGACAATATCGTCATAAGAGATTGCGGCGTGATTCATTAGATCACCTCCCGGACAGGCAGGCGAGCAGCAAGGCAAAGCACATACTCATGGACCAGTGAAAGACGTGCATGATGCTCATTGCTGGCGACGATACGCAGCATACTGATACGTGGTTTACGTTCTGCACGACGAACGGCGGCAAAAACAAATATAAATTGAGGATGTGATGGGGCGAGGATCGTAGCCATAAGGGCAACCTCCAATAAGTAGCGGTAAATGCCACCACCGGAGTTCCTACGCTCATGGGTGGTGACCCGAACGGGGGTAGGAATACTGGCCTTATTGGAAACCGGCCAGCCCGAAGGCTGCCCCGCCCGGACCACCATTATCTGAAAGGGGCTAAGGTATAAGCACCGCAGCCCGAAAAATGGGTGTGCCTGAGCAACGACGTAAAAAAAGACGCACGGCGCGTCTGGTGTCGCCAATAAGTAACTCGGGTTCCTACGCCCGGCAGCCGATTTTGCGGCAGCAGGAAAACTATACCTGGAAAAGATATCAGGACGCAAGCCAGAAAAAAGGAGATGAGACGGCAAAGCCAGTTTCACGCATGGCCTCCTTGCTCGCGGGCAGCAATTCGCGCCACCATCCATGCACTGACCTCCGACTGTACCCAGGCCACATTTTTTCCACCTAGGGATATCTGCTGAGGGAAGGCATCGCGGCCGATAAGGTCGTAGATGGTTGAACGGGATAGCCCGCAAAGGTGCATCACTTCTGGTAATCGTATGAAGCGCTCCTGCTGAGCCGGAACCGGGAGCACCGGAGCAGCTGGTGCCGGGGTGGAAACGGAAATACTATTCATCTGGCTACCTCTCTAATATGTTTACAACAGTCCGGGCAATTCCATCCGGATTCAGGTAGCTCCTTATTATGTTTATATAAGCGGCTCGCGCATGCTTTATTTATTTGGGGTGAAATATTGATTTCTCAAAAAATAAAACAGCTAAAAACCGTATGAAACGGACAAAAACAAAACATTCTTTTATGGAATATAATAAGGAGCATCAAGAATAAAAAAGTCTATTACACCAGGCAGGATCACAACTCAATTATGAACCAGACCATATCATTCCGGGCGTTACATCATAAGTTCGAAGACAACACCTGATTAATAAAAGAGCCAAAAACGGCCAAAAATAAACAGCTCATCATATGTATCAATCAAGCCAATGACTAAAAAAATTAAATTAACCTCTTCCTTCCGCATGTATCCGTATGTGTTTAATGAGCATCAGACAAATTCATTTTTATGAATATTTTCCTGAAATGCAACAGAATGCAGGGAGGTTGAATGTTCAATTATCAAACAGGCATAAGACATCTTTTATTCTTTACATAGAATAGTGTTGAATACGGGTGAATATTGTTGAGGAGAAAAGATCCAGTAATAAACTGAAATAAATATCGCGACTTATATGAAAAAGAAATATAAGTTTAATTTTATCTCTGTGAACAGTCATGAACAGTCATGAACAGTAGATGACCACTTGGTTTAAACACTACACTCTTTAACCACATGTATTTACTACTCTTTTATAAAAGTGAACAGTAGTGAATAGTATGTATTAAAGGAAGGGTGAAGGTCAGACATGACACCTTTCTCTGGCTAGCCAGAACAAGGTCATTGTTCAGTCACTGGCACAATCCTCATCGGTAGTGCGCTTGTATGGGCACCGGCACAATTGACACAACAACAAAACACTACCGGAGCAGCCATGACAACTGTTAACCAGATCCCTGATGCAAACATTACGCCCTCCCTCCCACCGAAAATTCACGAAGCGGTAGAAAAAGTTAAAGCAGCAAAAGCTGTCTGGCAGGAAGAACGGCGAAAACAAACTGAAGCCGCTGCAATGACTGCAACTATCCGTAAACGTCAGGAAGATACAAAAACGGAAACTCAGGTGCTTAATAATGAATGGCGAAACCTGTTTCGTGAGAATCAGGGGAATATGACGCCTCGAATGAAAAAACTGCGGGCAGAAATCGCCCTGGGACGCGAAACGCTGGATGAGTTTGAAGATTTGATTGCAGCTCACTCCGCAGAAAATGAATTACTGCCTTGGAAAACTGCGGATGCTGCAAACCGCTACATCAGCGAACATAACCGGCTGATTGAAACTCATGCAGTGTGGCTCTGGAATGAGTTTATGAAGGAACACGGCCAGAAACTTATTCAGATCCTTGGATTGCTGAAAATGACTCTGGGGCGAAGCGCTTCTTCCGTTATCGGCGTAGTTCATACCGTAAACGACCCCGAAAGTGTGCTGAAGCAATTTATCAGCGAGCAACTCACCACTCCGGCACTGTCCTGTAATGTATCTTCAACGGATGATATTGCCCTGCCGGGGATCAGCATTTATGCGGACGATAAAGCCATCCGAGATGCCAGACAATCACCCAGTCCTGCAGCACGTTCCCGGATGCTTAAACAGCGTGACATGGTTAAAGGGGAAGAGAAGGGATGAATACTGGAAACATTACTCAGGAAGCTCTCAACAACTACCGCGCGGCGATAAAAAGCTGGCTGACACTACGTAATGTGCAAAGTACCAGCCAGCTTCGTCTGGCGGCTCTGCTGGATACAGAAGAAAAACCGGCAGCATATGCCAGCCAGCTTGAGAATCTTCGTGAGCGTCTTGCACTCCTCGAATGGCAGATTAACTGCGCCGCCCGGGACGGTCTTTATGCTCACCAGATTGTGCTGGAAAGCTGTGTTACAAGCGCAACTGAAAACTTCATGAGCAAGCATGGTGATGCACTCACTGACGCTCTGGCTCCTTTTCTTTGCGCACCATACGGGCTTGAGGCGGCAATGAAAATATTACGCACCGCTGTAGTCCGACAAACCGAAGTCCATACTCCTGTAATTCCAGCAACATATAAGAGCATTATCGACGAAACCGGATTAACGGTGGATGCATCAATGCGCGCTGATGCTTCAGCCAGTTTCACCCCTGCAAAACATAAAGTTTTCCTGGCCCGCCTCAACAGGCTTAATGAAAAAGGAGGGTATTGATATGGCCCTGAAGTGTCCTGAATGTGGCACGGTCGCACACGCCAGAACCAGCGCCTATGAAGCTCCATCGGTTAAACGCTCATGGTATCAGTGCCAGAATCTTGAATGCTCCTGCACATTTACTGCCCTGGAAAGTGTGGACACGATAATTATGAAGCCCCATAAACCAGTGGCGCCTGAGCCTGAATCACAGAGCGATTCTCTTGTACGTCAGCCGCATACACTGGGCCGCTACGGTTCAGCCTGTACCCTTAAAGACCGTCATGCACAATAAAATGAGGAGGAACAACGATATGACAGAACAACAATTGACGGAAAACCAGATTCAGGCCGCAACCGGACATGTAGTAACACTTCTCGCGAGGGCAAAAAAACCGCTTCAGGATGCGGATTGGCTCATGAGATTGCCTGCAGATGAAATAGCCCGCGAGACGGAAAAACTGACAAAAAGCCTTTCCTCGGAATGGCAGTCCCGAATTATCGACCTTTACCAAAAAATGCAGACCTGGGTGGAGTCCAGACAGGCCGAAGATGCAGCCATTGAGAACCTTCGGGCTTTGCGCCAGCATCAGACCGAAACTGAGCAGGCCAGCAAAGACAATCGGGCGCAGTTCAGGGAATTGCTTAACCAGAGCGGCGGCATCGTAACGCCGGAGATGAAAGCTCTCCGGGCTGAGTATCTGGAACAACAGGAAACAGCCACAGAACTGGCCGGGCTGATTACTGAAAAAGAAGAGCAACTGCCGGTACTGGCTGACGCGACGGCACGTAAGGCAAACACCTATGTGAGCTGCCATCAGGGTATCACTGAGGAGCGTATCGATGAGCTTTTACGCGACTTTTTTATTTTCCACGGTGCCGAATTGAGCAGTCTGCTCAGGATGAAGTACAGACAATTTGAGCGAAATAGCTCAGCACATATACCGGGCATTATTGAAGGCACAAATGATGCAGATACGCTGTATCGTGAATTTATCCTGAATCTAATGCTGAAGTGGACGAATGAAATATTACCGTTGAGATTCCGGGACGACGTGATGAGCCTGACCGGTTCAGCTCCGGTATCAGGATCACATGACGACAGAAAAAAAAGAAAGCTGTTTTGACCTGAACAGAAAAGCTCACTTAAGCCCGGCCAGTGCCGGGTTTTTGATGTCTGTAGCATGAATGCATGTATATACTGCATGAAATCGCATGACTTTATGCGCTTGCATCTTTACTTCCCAGGCCAGACAGGGCGCAGTTAAGAGCCTATCATGCAACTGCATGAAAACCTCTCCATAAAGCGGGCAGGCGTGGCGGGGCTACGAGTGCGCGCACTGACAAAAAAGTAAAATTGGTGTTTTTGTGACAAGTGTGTTGAGACTCCGTTGCCCGCTGATGAAACCATGTATAAAATCAAAGTCCTCATTGATAAGGAAAAAAATATGAGTCAGAGTAAAATTGAAGATAAATTTACAAATGCACAAGATGCTTTGGTTATCCAGCAATCAGATTTATCGCTTAAGTCAGTTTCGGATATGGTTGAGTTACAGGCGATTGATATAAGCCCGAAGTACCAAAGACGAGAGCGATGGACAGATGAAAAGGAATCAAGTTTAATTGAATCTTTTTTATTGAATATACCCGTGCCTCCAATTTATTTGGCGGAGGATAGGTATGGAGTTTATTCTGTTATTGATGGGAAGCAGAGAATAACTGCTATAAATAAGTTTTTAAATAATAGAATGAAATTGGTATCTCTAGAAAAATTCCCGGAATTGGAGAATTTAACCTTTAAAGATTTGCCACCTGCATTATCAAATGCATTAAGTATCAGACCTTATTTAAGGGTCGTTACATTACTCAGACAATCTGATCCTGATTTGAAACATGAGGTTTTCCTGCGATTAAACAAGGCAGGTGTATCATTAAATTCTCAGGAAATACGAAATGTTGCTTTCCGTGGTGAATTGAATGATGCTTTGTTTGAGTTATCTGATACAAAATTTTTTGTAGAAATGATTAAATCCAATAAGAACACTAAAATATATAAGGAAATGGGTGACGTTCAATTTGTTCTAAGATTTTTTACCGTATATGAGTTATGGGATAAATTTCCAGGAAATATGGATAAAGCCATGGACATGTTCATGGCTAAAAATTCAAAAATATCAACGCAGAAGGTCAACGATTTGAAAGGACTTTTCCTACGTTCTTTGGCGTTTTGTGAGCAAATATGGGGAGAGGATGCCTTCAAGAGAATTGATAACAGCCAAAGGGTTATTCAGGGAATGTACGATGTACAGATGGTCTGCCCAGCATTTTTAAGTGATGTCGAGTATGATCATGCATTGAGCAACGCTCAAGCAGTTAAAGATGCGTTGAACGATGAACTAACTAATAATGCAGATTTCCTTGAATCGGTGACGCAATTCACTTCAAACCCTAAAAATATTGAGTATAGAATTTCTCATTTCCGAGATATCTTGAAAAGGATTTAACATGAGTTCTCATGCAAAAACAATCCTTCTAAAAAGAATCAAATCGGTTGAGTTAGCTACTGGTTTGGAATCTTTAATAGACAAAGATGTAACTCACGGTGAACATAATGCTACGGCAAATCTTTTAAGAAAAGGTATGGGCATCGTTTCTTTTAATATTTTAGAGGATTTTTTTAAATCTCGTACCAGAGAGATGTTCGATTTTATATCCAGCTGCAGAGTACGATTTGATATGTTGCCCGACCGATTTCAAACAGCGGCAACACAAGGGGCCTTGAAAGCCTTACTTTATCGGGTAGGACTTGAAAAGAAAAATAATGGCGACTGGTTGAGTCTCATACATGATGAAACAAAAAACGTGTATTCAACATCACAGTATCCATTTACAGTGTCATCTATTTCGATGCTCTCAGATAGCTCTAATATTAGCCCTGCTGACATACCAGAAGTTTTAAAGTGCCTAAATATTACAGGTGGGTGGTCAATTTTGAAAACAATATCAGATGCCATTGGTGGTGGAGTTCTCGATCTAAATGAAGCTTATAAGAATATGTTTAATAGACGTCATCATTGTGCCCATGAGGCTGATTTTATTTATCAATATACTTGGCTTAACAATGCAATTAATGACATCATAGCTATATCTGCAGCATTCGATATTGCATTAACAACAAGATGTAAATATATTGAACGTTTCCCAGAGGAAGATTTTTCATCTCATAGTGTAAGACAGGTATTTGGTTATCGTTTCCTTGTTGAAGATGCTAATTGCTATAGAGAGAAAACTGCTTTGGACTCGGATAGGACTATTAAACGTTGGGACTCGGTTGACTCTGCATTGAACACCTTATTAACTAGGGTCAGAAGCAGGGATGAGTTTTTAATAGTTATAAACCAACAAAGAAGAATTTGTGATTGGTACTACTAACAGCAAAGGCCATATAGGCCTTTGCTGTTTATAATTATGCGAATAACATTTTACTAATCTCGAATGCTGGCAGAATCTTTATGATTCCCATCAATTAATATTATCTCAGACGCAGTTTTATTGCTCTCAAGGAATTTATTTCTTATTTGAATGACTTTTTCGAATTTTTTACCAAGTTTACCAACATCCATAATAAGAAATATACCGAGGTTCGTATCGTCGCCTTTCTTGTAAATCTCTAATTGTTTTTCATAGCCATGTGGTAATGATGAGTTAGTTGAAAGTTTAACTTCGACCACTATTTTTTTTGTAAATCCCTTAGATATCTTGAAATCGACAGGCCCATTACCTGAATCGCTTTCTGGAGAAAGATCTAAATTATTAGCTTTGCAATAAGAGTACGCAACAGTAAATAATAACCGCTGAACTGCTTTTTCCCGCCTCGGTTTGCCATCTTCTGCCCAAAGTTCTTTCCAAATACCCTTGTTTTCAACTAGATCCTTAAATTCGTTTATTATTTTCATAACGAGTTCGATGAATTCTTTTTCAGTAAGGTCTTTTTTAAAATCATTCAAGTCTAAGGGGTGATCAATTGTTACTTTTTTTACTATATCACGCCAGAAAAATTCACCATTTTTATCTGTTTTGATATCATATGGAACTTTATCGACAGTTCTTATAAGTTCTAATATATCCTCAAATGCTTCCTTGCTTTTTAAAGCTAGTGCTCGAGCATTATCTTTTTCCATTCGGGTCATTGTGGTCCAAATGCCTCCTACACTTCTGTTAAGTCGATCTCGGAGATCATTTGTTTGTTTTGCGGCAATCCCGATATCACTCCAGTCAGTAACTATGGGTAATGATCTTACAATATCACTTGGAACTAATATTAGTGGTCCGTCGTTCGTTGGGTTAATTAATGATACAAATTCCTTCCCTGTTTTTTTGATAGTAAACTTCTTAGTAGGAAGATTGAGGGTTTCATTCGAAAGCAATGTGAACTCGATAAGTTCATCAAAGATGATATTAGTAGTCATGTCACTGATTCGATCAGGGCCAATACCTTCTTCGAATAACGAAAGTCCCATGAAGAAATCATCATCTGTAACACCAAGATCAATAATTTCCTTAGCAGTATTTATTGTTGATTCAATTAATTGTTCTCCCCATGCGGAGCCATTAATAGTACTGCTGTAACCTAAGCAAGTATAGCTAACCTCAGGGAAATGGAATTCCTTTTTGGCCGCTTTCCAAGCTGCATCATTTACTTTTGTAGATGCATGGAGAAATTTTTTGATTCGCTGAAATTTTTGTATGTATTTTTTACTGGCATTATCGTTTATTAATTTATGCCGACTTTCGCTCAACAGTAGTGGATCAATAAATAGAGCTGTATCAGCGTTAAGAATAACATCAGTAACACCTAAAAAGTCTAGTAGTTCACTAGAAATACCATTTAACGAAGATAAATTTATTAAAGATGTTATTTTTGCCACAGGATATTCCTTATTTAAGATGGTTTTGTATAGTTTCTCTCATTAGATGTTGCCAAGTAGAAATAAAAGTTTAGTTTTTTGATCCAGCTCTTATAATTATTTTGAATGTTGAATTTTACTTCCCCACCAATCCATAAGTATAGTTCTCTGCTCTAGGTAAGTTGAGCGATTATATGCTTTTCTTACTTCGTTTCGTTCTGAATGTGCCAAGCAAGCTTCGATAACATCTGCATTGAACCCTGCCTCATTTAGAGCAGTACTAGCAATAGAACGCAAGCCATGTGCAACAAGCTTCCCACCATAACCAATTCTTTTCAATGCCGCATTAGCCGTTTGGCTGTTCATGGGTTGCTTGGGATCATTTCTGCTTGGAAAAACATGTTCGCGATGAGCACTAATTGGCATCATTACTTCCAGGATCTCTAATGCCTGAGGAGATAGTGGTACTACGTGCTCACGCTTAGCCTTCATTCGTTCGGCTGGAATCGTCCAGAGCTTTGTATTGAGATCGATTTCTGGCCACCGAGCACCGGAAGCCTCAGAAGGGCGCACAAGCGTCAAGAGTTGCCATTCGATTAGACAGCGGGTCGGAACAGACAGATTTGACATGATTAAAGAACGCATCAGCTTTGGTAATTCTTCTGGCCGGAGCGTCGGCATGTTTTGTTTTTTTGGCTTCTCAAAGGCCATCCCAACACCTGATGCTGGATTGGCATCAATCAAACCAGTATTTACGGCATAAATCATTATCTCGTTAATGCGCTGCACCAGTCTACGTACAGTCTCAAGCGCCCCACGTGCTTTTATTGGCTCAAGGGCTTCAACCAAAGTTCGGGCTTTGATTTGCTGAACGGGGATCACACCGATGGCAGGGAATACATCTTTCTCCAATGAACGCCAAATGTCTTTTGCGTAATCAGGGGTAACGCTTTTGCTTTTGAGCTGGAACCAGTTAGCGGCGACCGTTGAAAAAATACTGTCCAGAGCGATTTGCTGCTGTTCCTCTGCAACTTCGGCCTGAATTTGTGGATCAATTCCGTTGGCTAACAAGGCAAGGTAATCCGCTCTTAGCCCTCGGGCGTCAGCAAGTGAAAGGGCGGGGAAAGCACCTAGCCCCAGCATTGTCCGCTGTTTTGTCGCCGGACGTTGATAACGGAAACGCCAGAGCTTTTTCCCGCTGGTTTTCACTATCAGGAAAAGCCCATCGCCATCATGCAGCGTTAGATCTTTCTCTAAAGCTTTAGCGCGTAGAACTTCGGTATTGGTCAGGGGGCGTGTTGTCCGAGCCACTGTGGCCGCTCCTTCATGAATTGGTATACGCTTTAAGGTATACATCCTACCGTATACCTAAACGTATACCAATAATCACCGGATTTAACCGGATGTTCTCGGATAACGACAGACACAAAAAAGCCCGCAGGGCTTGTGCCGTGCGGGCTTTCTGTACTTCACCGGACGTATCCGGATCATGATTTGGTGGAGCTGGCGGGAGTTGAACCCGCGTCCGAAATTTCTACATCCTCGGTACTACATGCTTAGTTTGTCTTTACATTCGCACGCCAG